TTCAAAGTGCTGGTGAGTGGATCGCTAAGTACCCCGGCGCCCTAGGCAATAGCCTTCAGGTAAGCATCTGCGATGGTGAAAGCACAAAACTAGAATTTGTTGATACTACTCCGTTTGTTGCAGGTGACGAATTACTCGTTGGTGAAACGGTACAAGGCCAGACTTCAAGTGCCACGGCCACGGTCGTTAGCTATACTGCTGCTGATGTGGGACAGACGGGCTCAGTTCTGTTGGTTGATAATGTGTCCGGTACGTTCGACGCCGGTGGTGAGGTAATCCTTGGTGGAACATCTACCGAAGATATTACTACGGCCGACGGTGGAACACCTGTCTCAGAATTCGATCTTTGGGACTTCAAAAATCTATTCGGTCAGCAGCCCGCTACTTCAGATTTTGTTGCCGGCCGTGCCGGTAGCAACGACGAGTTGCACTTGGTCATTATCGACAAGGATGGACTTTGGACTGGCGAAGCTGGTACGGTACTTGAGACTTACAGTTTTCTTTCTAAGGCCTCTGATGGAGTCAACAATGATGGTTCCAAGGCATACTACAGAGATGTAGTCAATGAAGATTCCTCGTTCATCTGGTTCGGTGATTTCCCGTCCGGTGCTACCAATTGGGGTGATCCTGCGGATGCTCTAAACGTCGATTACGACGAGCTTGGTATCTTCGACAGCGATCTTTCAGGTGGTGCGACTGGTTCTGCTCCCACTGATGGTGATGTCATTCGGGGCTATGACCTGTTTGCGAACGCTGAAGAAGTAGACGTTTCATTGATTCTCACTGGTCCCGCAAGCGAAGCTGTTGCTCTTGCTGTCATCGGTATCTGTGATGATCGTAAGGACTGCATCGCATTCGTTTCGCCTGAGAAGGAAGACGTAATCAACAATACTGGTGACGAAACAAATGATGTCATCGACTTCCGTAACCAATTGCCATCGACATCCTATGCGGTGATGGACAGCGGCTGGAAGTTCCAATTCGACAAGTTCAATGACGTATTCCGCTTTGTTCCCCTCAACGGTGACATTGCTGGTCTGGTTGTTCGTACCGACGATATTGCTGACCCGTGGTTCTCGCCTGCTGGTTTCAACCGTGGTCAGATCCGTGATGCGGTCAAGATGGCATTCAACCCAAGCAGAACTCAACGCGACGGTCTTTACTCTAACGGTGTCAATCCAGTAGTTTCGTTCCCGGGTGAGGGTACGGTTCTCTTTGGTGACAAGACTTTGCAATCACGACCAAGTGCATTCGATCGAATCAATGTTCGTCGTTTGTTCATCATTCTTGAGAAGTCAATCGCTAAAGCGGCTCAATTCATCTTGTTCGAATTCAATGACGAGTTTACTCGTTCTCAGTTCCGCCAGTTGGTAGAGCCATTCCTTCGAGAGATTCAGGGTCGTCGTGGTATCTTGGACTTCAAGGTCGTTGCAGATGAAACTAACAACACTCCTGAGGTCATTGACCGAAACGAGTTTGTTGCAGACATCTTCATCAAGCCAACTCGATCCATCAACTTCATCCAATTGAACTTCATCGCGGTAAGAACCGGTGTTAGCTTCAGCGAAGTTGGCGGTTAAGGCATACATATTCCTAAAGGAGTTACTAACAAATGTCATTCAGAATTGACGATTTCAAGGGAGCACTCGCAGGCGGTGGAGCAAGACCGAATCTGTTCCGCGTCTCAATGGGTTTCCCATCTGGTGCGTCTAGTGCCCTTGCAACAGGCCTCGGTGCTGTTGGTGGTGCCATTGGTGGTGCTGTCGGTGGTGTCGTAGGTGGCATCTCTAATGTACTTGGTGGTGGTGGTCCCTCTCGCAAGTTGCAGTTTCTTTGCAAAGCAGCGAGTCTGCCATCCTCAACGGTCGGTATTATTCCTGTCCCATTCCGTGGTCGTCAACTGAAGATCGCTGGTGATAGAACATTCGAGGAATGGACCATTACAGTCATCAACGATACAGACTTTGCGATTCGTAATGCATTCGAAGGATGGATGAATACGATCAACGCTCACGTGGCAAACGTTGGACCGAGTGGTTTGAATTCTTATATTCAGCAAGCTCAGGTCGAGCAGTTCACCCGCGAAGGTCCGAGTGTCAACCCCGGTTCCATTAAGACTTACTTGTTTGAAGGTTGTTGGCCGTCAACTGTTAGTGCCATTGACCTATCCTATGAATCTGGCGATGCAATTGAAGAATTCACCGTGACGTTGCAGTACCAATACTGGACTTCCGGAACAACCAGCTAAGCTAACCTTACGTTAGTGAGGATTTTATACTATGCCATTGAAGATATTTGGAGTTGAGTTTGGGCGCAGCCAGAAGTTTATCGACAAAGAACGAAAGAAAGATTCGTTTGTTCTAGCTGATGAAACTGATGGCTCTATTACGATTGAACGTGGTGCCGGTGGGTTTGCCTTCACCAGCACCTTCTTTGATACTGGAGGACAGCTCGGTCAGACTGACTTCGACAATATACTTACCTATCGAGAGTTGTCACTTCACCCGGAGATCGACAGTGCCATTGAGGATATTATCAACGAGGCGATTGTTGCCGATGAGAGAAAACCGATAGTGCAACTGAATCTTGATGATGTAGAATTCAAGGGTGTCAAGGATTCTAAAAAGATCAAAGAGAAGATGCAGGAGGAATTCAAAGCCATTCTGCAACTATTGAAGTTCCAGACAAGAGGACATGAGAAGTTTCGTAAGTGGTATATCGACGGTCGTATGTACCATCACATTCTTGTTGATGAAGATGACCAGAAGAAAGGAATTTTGGAGATTCGTGAAATTGATCCTTTGGCGATTCGCAAGATTCGTGAAGTGGTTCGAGAACGTGACGAAGAAAGCGGTGCTGAGCTTCCAAAAGTCGTTGATGAATACTACATCTACAACGAGAATGGATTTCAAACTGGCGCGAATATCTCAGGAGGACAGGGAGACCTTACAGGAATAAAGATTTCAGTTGACGCAATTTCATTCGTGCATTCAGGCCTGGTCATTGACTTACCAGCATCACGACAAGCCATTTCAACTCCAGGTAGACATCGAATCAAGAGGGTTTTCGGGTACTTGCATAAAGCTCTAAAGCCAATGAACCAACTGAGATTGCTTGAAGATGCGGTGGTGATCTACCGAATTTCAAGAGCCCCTGAACGTAGAATCTTCTACATCGACGTGGGTTCTTTGCCGAAGGTAAAGGCAGAACAGTATCTCAAAGACATCATGAATCGTTACCGCAACAAGCTGGTATACGATGCTCAGACAGGTGAGATACGAGACACACGACGACACTTCTCAATGCTAGAGGACTTCTGGCTTCCGAGACGTGAAGGAGGACGAGGAACAGAAATCACAACCCTTCCAGGTGGTGATAATTTAGGAGAGATGGCCGACGTAGAATTCTTCTTGAAGAAGCTCTATAAAGCATTGAATGTTCCAATCTCACGACTTGACCCCGAAGCGGGCGTTCAGGGTTTGGGCCGAGCAAGCGAGATCACTAGAGACGAATTGAAGTTCTCGAAGTTTGTTGCTAAGATTCGCAACAAGTTTACAGAATTTCTACAAGGTCTGCTGCGATCTCAGGTAATCATGAAGGGTATCTTGACTGATACCGACTGGGAGAATATTGCTGAGACTCTGCATTTTGATTGGGCAAGAGACTCACACTATGCAGAATTGAAGGATGCTGAGATCCTGCGTGAGAGACTTGACCTTCTGACAAATATTGCTGAAGCCGTGGATCAAGGTTTCTATTCGAAAGCATGGATTCAAAAGAACGTCTTGCATCAATCAGATGACGAAATCAAACAGATCAAGAAAGAGATAAAGAAGGAACAAAAGCTAGAAGAGGAAGGGGACGAGCCAGGTGAGATTCCAGAACCAGAGGGTCAAGGTGTTCCACCGCGACCCCCATCGTTACCGGGTGAAACCCCGCAACCTACTCCTGGTCCAGCACCAGTAGCTTCGTCAGTATCACCTACTCCACCTAGTGGTTAAGAAAGAACTATGATGAGTAATGAAACACAGAACATGATCGACGCTGCAACAAACAAAGATGGTGCAGCATTCAAAGAGGCATTTGATACAATTATCCAACAGAAGGTTGGTGAGAATTTGCAAACGCAGAGACAGGATATTGCCCTGAATATCTTTGGAAACATTCGTGTACCGACCAGTGAAGCCATTGGACCAGGCCTTCCCCGTGGTGGTATTCGTGGTGGTGAGACAAGTGGTGGAAAGATCGGCCGTAAAGTTTCAGCAACTTTTCCAAATGCTCAAATGGCCAAAGATGCTATCAAAGAGATTATGAAACAGAAAGCTGGAAAAGATATCAAAAACTTTACCAAGACAGAGATTATCCTGACGGCCGGGGGTAGTCGTGGTTCCAAAGCACTACAAAAATTGCAAAAGATTGTACAAAAGTTTAACGGTGAGATGTCTTTCGTTTGAGCGTAAGAGATAGGAGACTCATTATGAATAATAAAACAAAGAACATGATCGACGCTGCAACCAACAAAGATGGTGCAGCATTCAAAGCGGCATTCGATACACTTATCCAACAGAAGGTTGGTGACACTCTAGAGGCGCAGCGTGTAGAAGTAGCTAAGAATGTTTTTGGCAACATTCGTGTACCCTCGACAGAACAAGCAAGCGACGAGGTGAATGAAGTTACAATTGATTTAACCAAGATTCGTAAACTCACGAATGGCACCTTTCAAGTTGCGAGACGGAAAACAATGATGGGATCAACATTTGTTCCTCTTGGAACTCCGCATAAAAATATACGGGATGCCGAAAAAGCAGCAGAAGCATTCAAAAAAACCAAAGGTAAATTCAAATAAGAGTAACTATATCTGATAGTGATGTAGGAATCTGAATATCTTAGTAGGTTAGGATAAAATGAAAACATTCTCCCAAATGAAAACTCAACTCGACGAATCTCTTTCGAAAGATATTCGCGGGCTCATGGAACATCTCGACGGCGATAGTTTTCGCGGTGTCGGTGCGCCAAACAATTTTGGTCGTGGTGGGTATGGTGATCCTCACCACCTGTCCGGTCGTGGTCAATTGCTCGATGTTCTGATTCGAAAGATCAGTCAGCTTGGTGTCGAGAATGACGAACTAGCTCAAGAGGT